GTGGATAATTCTTTCAACATTACTATATGGGTTAATAATTGTTTTATGTTGTTCAACACTTTCATTAATCTTTCCTTGTGGATACATAAAAGCTCCTTGAGTACTTGGATTGCTTACGAAGTCAAATGCAATTAAATCAAAATCATCTTGAACAACGTCGGCACCTTCTCTCATGTCTTTTTTAACACTACCCAATCCACGACTACTAATACCCAAAAGAATTCCTGATTGCAATAAATCTCTTAATATATTACCACTTGGAGTAGGTAGAATTTCTACTGTTCCAACCAAGTCTTTTCCATCCCAGCCCATATCTGTGATGTTGTGACTTACATTCTTCAAATTAACAACGCTACTTTCTGGATGGTCTAATTCACCCATAGCACGACGTTGTTTTACAAAGTTTTGCATGTATTTTTCGGCTTCTCTCTTTAATACATCCACTGGATATACACGGCCATTTTGATTTTTTGCATCAGCACGTTGTAGTACGCCACTAACGAGTAGTTTTCCGTCCTTAAGTGACTCATTTAAGGCGGACTTTTTAAACTCAAATGGCATTACATCGATTAGTACTTGTTTCATGTTATTGTTTTGGTTGTGTAGAAGGTTGTTGTTCAGCACCAGCTTCTGGCTGATCGGGATTTTGATCCTCTTCATCAGATGTAATGGTATTTGTTGGAGTAGCTGATTGTTGAGGTTCTACCAATGCTTTTGATTTAGCAACTTGATATTGATCTCTTGGTTTCAAATTATCAGCGTTTCCTAGAACTTTGATTTTAAATCCTGGTTTAATAAAGAATTTAGCAACTTTCTGTTTATTTTCTTCACGGCCTATAATTATGATTACGTATCTATCGTAATAATAATCTATAGCTACTCCAGTAACATTAATTGTGTAATCGGTTTCGGGTTGTTTGTATCCCTTACTAGCTCTTACAACAATCTTTTTACCTAAAATTTTATCTTGAATAGTTTTTTGTAAATTATTCTTCAATACTTCAGTACTATTCTTTAATTTTGTATCGAATGATGTAAAATCAGGCAATACATCGTAACTCTTAACATCAACTGTTGGATTAACGTTTGTTTTTTGTTTTGGTTGTTGTTGAGGAGGAGTGGCAGATGGAGCAGGTTGTTGAACAGGTTGTGGAGATTGTTGTCCCTCTTGTTCATATTTCAAACCATTAAATCCTTCAGTAAATGGTAAACTGCCTTGTTTATATCCAACTAAATTAGGATCCATATCAGGATCGTTGTGTTGTACCAATCCATTTTCATCTGTGTATGTTGAACCTAATTCAATAGCTTGTGCTGGAGTTCCATAAGATGGTTGACTATACATTTGATTTTCTAATTTATATCCAGTGCTTCTTTTTACTGGTTTAGCTAACTTATATCCCAATTGTGTATAAGTATCTGGTCTTGCTCCTCTTCTAGAAAAAGCGAATGGCGTTCTAGCAGCATCACCGCCTACAGCAACAGGACCAGAAGCAACTGGGCCAGTACCAGTAGTACTAGCTTCGTTTTTAGCTCTTAATTTGCTTAAGAGTAACTTAATCTTCTTTTTTAGATGGGGTTTCATTCTTTAACTTTTCGATTTCTTCAACTAATTCGTAAGCGTTTAACAATGAAGTTAATTGATTTTCTTTTACTACACCAATAACACTTTTGTTGGAAAACTGATTAACAACTTCTGTAATTTTAATCTTTACTATATCGGAATTAATTGTTTGAAGATTATCCTTTAGAATGAGACTAACTCTCTTGTATTCTTCATTAACAAACTTAGTAAATTTGCTTGAATTACTAATATTTGTGATGTACTCTTTAAGTAGTTTCTTTTGTGCTGGTAACAAATTACTATACTTAGTATTAAAATTTTCAATCAAGAATTTATAAGCTAACAATCTTACTTCTGCACTTTGACTTCCATAAACATCCAAGCTTTCCTCGCTGCTCTTCTTTTCTTTAATTAAATTTTCAACGACGTATTCTCTAGATTCTAGTAACTCTTCAACATTAAACTTGACTTCTTGATCAGCTTGATTTTCAAATAGTTTATATACAGATGCGTATAATTTATAATTTGGAATTTTGTTCTTTAAAAATTCATCAATATTATACTTTTCTTTTATCTCTTTAATAATACTATACTTTTGTTTATTCAACTCACGTTCGTCTAATTTTGATCGTGTCTGTAGTACTACATTTAAAATACGTTCGGCAGAATTTGCATCCTTACTGGATTGTTGAAGTATGAAATTGTATAGTTGTGCTTCTTTACCAAGTTCTTTACTTTCGTGGAAGTATTTAAACATTAAATTTTTAGTAAACGATTCATCTCTACCCGCCAAAATATCCGCAGTTATTTGGCGTGTAAGAAGCTCAAACAATATTCCAGCATTCTTGAATTTTGAATGTTTTGCTTTCTTGTGCATATTATTATTATTTATAAATATAGATCAACTATGTAAATATATAGGAATTGTGTTATTCTTTTATATTTATTTCGTCCATATAAGATTTTTCCTCACCTTCTCTCAAAATTTTCTTTTCATCCTCAACTGTATTTAACAAATCACTCAGACCTTTTAACGACTCTAATGATAATGGAGATTTGTTTTTGTATTTATGTGTTACGGATAAATCAGACTTTCTATTATTTTCCAAACCACCTAATGGGTCTTCTCCGAATGGATATTTACTAGCATCCTTTCTTCCAGTTTGATCTCTTTCCGCTAATTTTGCTGGCGGCTCACTAGGTTTGCTTTGTTTATCAGATGGCTTGCTCTCACCGGGTGGTTTTTCTGTTGGAGGCGTTGTATCGGCTGCTTCTGTGTCAGCGGATCCATCTGCTGGACCGGCCCCAGCGTCTCCATCACCTTCGTCTTTAGATTGTAAGAATTTAATTGCTGGATCGTTACCCTCTTCTTCGATCTGTTTAAATCTATATGTGCCCTTAGCATCATCAACCAATTGCTTTTGCAAATCAATCATGTCTTGGTCACTTAAACCAAATACATTTTCATAAATCCACTTTTTACTAAAAAATTTATTTTCTTGCATGTCTTTGGAGACTTCAACTTTGCTCTTCCAAACATCGATCTTTTCTTTTTCAAAGATTGTAGATGGATTTGTCAATTCTAGTGTAAAGTCTACTAAAGATTCATCACGGTATCCTTGTGAATATAAATGAATGACAGCGATCTTATTCAGTTCACTAACAATAATTCTTTGAATACGTTGAATTGTACGTGCAAAACGAATATCTTCAGCCGCAAGAGTAGCTTTACCGCTCAAAGATTCATCATAACCCAAGAATGCTTTTGGAATCTTGAGGGCAGCCATCATCTTATTACGAAGATATTCAATATCGTCTGTACCGGTCCATTCAAGACCTGGTAAATTATCAATACTAGTACCACTATCACTTCCACGAACTGGCAAGAAAAAGTCTTCAACCATGTTTTGTAGGTTGAAACGTAAATTGTAATCGCCTGTTTGTTGATCCAAATATGGAGTCTTTTTCATTTGGGTCATTATTCGTTCCATATGATTATCAACTTCATTTGGAGGAATATTACCAATATCAACTTTGAAAATTCTCTTTTCTGGAGCACGCATGATACGATGAATTAACATTGCATCTTCCATCAAACTTAATTGTTTCCAAACACGACGAGCGCCTTCCAACATACTCTTGCCATATGGCAAGAAATTGCTATCACTCAATAATCTAAAATGTGCAATTTGGTAGTTTTCTAAATCTTCTAACTTATTTCCATATGGAAGATTAACTTGGAATTTAACAAAGTTTTTATTAGTTATATGTGCATTTTCAACGCGGGTAACATAATAGGTACTCAATGGTTCAACCATATATACGCCGTATTCTGGACTAATGTGTAAACGAAGATAAAAATCTCCATACTTAACCATACAACGTGTCCAACTCCACAAGTTGAATTCAATGTTTAGAATATCATAGAATAAGTTATGAAGAATATTCTTGATTTCGTCATTGGTAGATTTAATCTGTAAAATATCACCCATTTCATTTCTGGTTGTACATTCATCTGCATAAATGTCAAGTGCGGATGCAAGAATTGGATCCATATCCATGGTATCATAATCACGAAATAGTTCTACGCGACTACTTTGATATGATAG